GCAGACGGGCGTTCCCGCTCCCGTGCCACCTGACAGGCGCACCGGGTGCCAGCGGTTACCCTCTTGCCGCATGCGCATATCCTGGCTGGACGCATAGGCATCGCGTCACCCACCTGCCGTAGTGTGCAGCTCAAGCCCTTCGGTTCGGCCTAGCTCGCGCACCTCGTGAATGTCGTGAAGCGTGCCGTCGTAGCTCACGCGATCGATGACGGTCACGTCCATCCATCGCAGCTTGAAGATGACCTTGCGTTCGGACTGGATGGCAGCGGCGGCGAAGAACTCCCGGCCGCTCTCTTGCTTCACTTCCGCCCAAACGGTTGCGAGATCGTTCCATTCGGTGATCTCATTGCCAAAGCCGTCATCGCCCACGACTTCATATCGCTGGATCGTGATCCGCCGATCCATGTCACCTGCCCGCATGTCAGAATATCCACACGCGGTAGCCGCTGATCAGATCCTCATAGCCGTGCGGCGTCTCAGTGATGAAGCCGGTGCCGAGCGTTACGCTTTCGCGATGCTCGTAGAGGTGTGCGACGTGCATCATGATGGCGGTGCGCAGCGGTTCGGGCACGTCATCGGGATCAGCGCCGAAGCCGGCAGTGAATTCGACAAAGGCGCTGCCAGTGTCGAAGGTCGTAGGCCAGTTCTTGCCGCGAATGGAGCGGATACGGGCGCCGTCGAGCGTGCCAAGGCCCGTCACCCGATAGTCGGCAGCGTCAACCGCAACCGTGTTGCCGTCTCGGTCCAGGTAGGAAATGCTGTCGACCGAAATGCACGGCGGCAGCGGAAGCGTGATCTCTTCCGAGAAGCGATCGAGGGTCAGGCGCCAAGTCTGCGCCATAAGGCATAGGCCGAGCGTCCCGGCCTCGCCGTCGAGCTTGCGGGTCGCGGTCGAGATGTAACTGGCAATACGCGCGTCATCGTCGCTAAAATCGACGCGGACATGCTGCTTCGCCTCTTCGAGTGAGACCGGATCGCCGTCCGGTGGCGTTACGACAATGAGCGACATCCGCCTCTCCCGTTGGTAAGAAGGGCCGGCCCAGGGCATGCGGCGCCGGGCCGGCTGAGAGACATCACGCCGGCGCGTGGCGCGGATTGCCCTTTATGGCGACGGCGCCGGCAGCGATCGACGTGCCGGAATTCTTCGTCGCCACGATGCGGACGTATCGCTTGTTCCCGATGTAGCCGACCTTGAAGCTGCCATCCGCCGTGAGCGGATTAACCAGCGTCGAGCCGATGACATCGGAAGCGGCGGCGTCGGTGAAATCGCCGTCGGTCGTGGTGTCCGATTCCTGCACCGTCACGGTGAAGTTGCCGGAACTGGCGATAGCGCCCGTGTTGATGGCGAACATGACCGATCCGAATTCCTTCAGATCGATTGCCGTCCCCTTGATCGTCGCGGCCTGGACCGCCGGGGAGAGCGCCAACACGACGCCCAGGTTGTGAACGAGGTCACGCATTGTGGGTCTCCTTACGAGGTTGCCATTTTCAGTTTCTTGATCGCGGCCGGCTGCACGACGCCACCGCCGACCCAGCGAGTGCCATGGATGCGGGTGATCGCCCGCTTGGCCTGCGTGTAGGGATCGGTGAGGGTGCCGAGCTGCATGCGATCGAGGATGCGGTATCCGGTCGCCAGGTCGCCGAAAGCGATCGGGAATTCGTTGCTGGCGATGTCGGGCATGTCGACGGCTTCAGCGACGGGACGGCCAAGGATCGTCTCCGGCTGGCCGGCCTGGAAAGCGGGCTGCCACAGATAGTTTCCGGTCGTGCCGTCCTTCAGCTTGCGGATGGTCGCCAGACTGCCGCTGTTGAGCACCCACACGCCGCGGCTGCGATATGCGGACGGCAGCGAATACATGAGGCCGATCAGGGCATCGGCGCTGAGCACCGTGGCGTGGCCGTTGGCGAAGTAGCCGATCGCCGAGCTGGTCAGGATGCCTTCCGGCTCCTTGAACCCGTCGCCCTTGACGAAGGCGAGCGATTCCTTCTGGCCGAAGTCTTCGGCGAAGGCGAGCCGCACTTCCGCCTCTGCCGCGCCGTCGCTACCCATGAGCAGCGAGTTGGACAGGTCGACGTAGGTGGTGAGGCGCTTGGCGACGATTTCGGTCTGGCCGAACGGGACCGTCGATTCCTCGCTTTCCTCGATCTCGCCTTCCCACTTCGCGTTGGTGACGCCGGTGCGCTTCGGATATTTCACCGAAGGGGCGAGCGTGCTGCGAACGCTGGCATACTGCCGGATCGGGCTCACCTCGACCAGGTTGCGGATGAACTCGGTCGACACTTCTGCCGGCGCCAGGTAGCCCGCTTCCTGATCGTTGGCGACGGTGAGCACCTTCAGCTCGACGTCATCGGTCTGCTGGCCCTTGCGCAGATAGGTGAGCCACGCCTTGCGCTCGACTTCGGCTTCCGGCTTGTCGTCGCCGTCCTTGCCGGGTCGGTTGACCTTCGCCTCGATCTTGTCGAGCCGGTCGGTGAGCTTGGTCGTGTCGGCCTTCGTCTCGATCTCGGCAGACTTGGTTTCGACGGCCTTCAGGCGATCGTCGACCGCCTTCTGAAGGTCGGTGACGGCCTTCGTGACGAGCGCGACGGGATCGTCTTCGTCGCCCTTCATTTCCAGGATGGCAGCGCTGGCGAGCAGCGCGGATTTCGTGACGTGCTTCGTCATCGTGCGGTTCCTATGCTGAGCGCGGCCGTCGCGCGGTTGATGGCCTCGGCGATGGCAAGGGCCGTGTCGAAGGATTTGGCGCCGGTGATCCGTGCGCCGGGATGCGAAGGGTCGCGGACGATCGACACCTCGATCAGATCGAGCTGAGAGATGACGCGATGCCGTCCCTGGCGCACCGATTTCACGCTGAGACGCGGAGAGGCGATGGAAAGCCCGTTGTATTGCCCGGTGAGAATTTGGCTTCGCGTGCCACGGGCAAGCCGGCTCTTCATGTCGAGATTGCCTTTGACCAGCAGCCCCTCGTCGGTCTCTTTGATTTCGGTCCACAGGCCGATTAGCGCTTCCGGGTCATGGCCGCGAAGCATCGGGATTTCCGCCACCGGAACGCGGACAGCACCCTTTTTGATGATGTCGCCGGCCTTGTCAGGCGTGCCGTAGGGCCAGGCGATGCCCTCGATCGAACCGTCATCCTCGATCGTGAACTTCGTTTCGAATGCGATGCGATCCATCACGCGGCCGCTTTCGCCGGCGAGGCCGGGGTGGTGATGTTCGGATTTTCGTAGGTGCTGCCCTTGCCGTCGGCGCGTGGCGGCAGGTCCAGCCAGTCCCGGCCTTCGTCGGCAGACAGGACTTCCGACGCCCGCAAGCTGTTGATGGCCGTGGCGCGTTCGGTGAGGCTGGCGCGGGTCAAGTCGTCGCGATCGAACCGGATGCGCACCGTGCCACGATCATCGGCAGCGATCAGCGCGCGGGATAGGCATGCCTCCAGCGCCCGCAACCAGGGCTCCAGGCTGAAGATCAGGAATTCGCGGGTCGCCTGTTCCATGTTGGACCAGGTTTGGCGCGTCATCTCGTAGAGCAGGCCAAGCGGCACGCGGAACGCGCGGGCGATTTCCTCGATCTGGAAACGGCGCAGCTCCAGGAACTGCGCATCGGTGGATTTGAAGGTGAGCGGGTTGAAGACGCCACCGGCATACAGGACCGCCGTCGCGCCCGCGTTTTCGCTGCCCTCGTGCGCCGCCTTCCATGCCGCCTTGATGCGGGCAATCATCTGCGCACCGACATTCGCGCCGGCCGGAAACTGGATCACGCCGGCAGGACGGGCGCCCTTGCGAAAGAGGTTGCCGGCATGGCGTTCCATTTCCCGCGCCGTGCCGATCGCTTCGCGCGCCAGGGTCGCCGGGCATTTGCTGAAGGGTCCGCGCAGATGGATGATGTCGGCCGACAGGATCGGCATGCTGTTGCGGGTATAGCGGGGCTCGCCGGTGTCTTCGTATTTGACGCTGATCTGCCCGGTCTTGAAGTGGATGATCTCGACCGGCCGGCCTTCGGCCCGCCCGATCCATGCCAGCCCGCCCGCGTCACTGGTCAGCGCCTGGCCGACGAGATCGCGGATGAATTCGAAGCCGCTGGTCCAGTCGTTTACGTCACCGTGCAGAAGCTTTGCCGCCGGCTGTTCCGGATCGGCAACCCATTTGTCGCCGTCCTTCCGCTCGACGATGATATCGAGGGTCGCGGCAGCTTCCGAGATGGTGCGCACCGCGGCCGCCACGGCCGGCACATGCAGCGCGGCGATGCCGCTAAGGGCAATGCTGCCCGGCGCGGCGCCGGTGAAAATCTCGATCAGCTCGGCATCGGGATCGGCGAGCGTCCCGGCCTTCTGGTCTATCTGGGGTTTCTGGCGACGCCAAAGCTGCATCGCAATGGTATGCGCGAAAGCGTTCCGCCGCCGCCACGGGAGAGATTAGGCGATCATGGGAGATTTCAGGCTGCTTGCCGTTGCAGCCACTTCAGGAGGTCCGATCGCAGGGCGAAAAGCTGTCCGCCGATCTTGGATATCGGGGCGTCGGTGTCCTTCAGGGTGTGAACCTTGTCGACCGAACAGTCAAGAAACGACGCAATCGCCTTCGCGCCCCAAAGGGCGTTCCCGCGTAGCGTGATAGGCACGATCGGCTCTGTCATTCGGGATAGCCTCCAGCCAGCCAGCCCTCGGAGGAAGGAGGGGGAGGAAGGGGAGAGACAGGGAGAAGGGTGTTGTTAGTATTGGGGTGCATTTTCACACCCCTTGGCGAACCTGTAGACGGCGGGGTCATTTGGTCCTCGGCCGCCCTGATGGATGCACTCGATCAGGCCTTCCGCCAGGAGCGTAGCCCGCGCTGCCTTGAACGTCCGAAGGGTCCAGTTGAGGCTTTCGGCCATTGCCTTCGCGATGAAGAACGTCTCGCTGCCGGCGTGATGACGCTGCAGTATTCCGAAGAGTGCATATGCATGGGGATCGGCAGCGGCGAGCCCGTCGACCACGTCGAACTCGACAGCGACACGCTGGCCGCGACCGATCCAATTCCGGCCGCTCCGCTCGTAATCCCATGCCGATGCCACAACCTTCAGGACTTCGGCATCCGACAGCAGCTTCATGGGCGGCATCTCGGTGCTATTGTAGTGCATCGCTTCCTCCATAAGCATTTCGATGGTCCCGCACGTGCGCGCCCGCTTCATGCAGTGCCGCCACAATTCGTCGTTTCGACGCCCTTCAGGGATACCACCGCCGTCCAGCTTGCCGGCTGACAGGAAGGCCTCAACCTGCACCTCGTCGGCAGGCTCAACCCGCATGCGCGGCAACCGCTCCAGATCGTCCATCGATCCTTGGATGATCTCGTAGCGGCCCTTGCTGCCCATCGAGGGCGGCGCAACCACATAGCCGTCGCCAAGAATATCGATCGGCCGGGCAGGATCAGGACGGACGCGCCGCCGCTCGCCATTGTGACGATACCAGGCTTGATAGTGCCCTGATCCGCTTCGCACGATGAACGGCGTCGGGCCGTGGCGGCTTAGGCCGTCGGCGAGAACTCTCTCGTCGGGCGTGTCGACATCAAGCACGGTGATCCGGTTTCGACGACACGCCAGGCCGATCGCATCATGAAGCGGGAACTTCAGCGCCAACTGGTCACTGACTTTGGAGCCGAGCTTCAGATAACCTTTCACGGCGGGTTTCTTGTCCTTCCCGATGATCGTCACCGGAAAGGTCGTGATGCCATGCGCGGCATAGCGCGGCTGCCATTCGGCAAAGACGCCGTTCACTTGGCGCCTCCCGCTTCAACATCGGCGGCGACGGCGGCAACGGCCTGGCACCATGTCTCTTCGCGATGACGTGCAAGACGACGCTCGACGAGATCGCGAAGCGGCGGCACGTCTATTTCGAGATCAGGGCTTTCCCGCAACTGTCGTGCGAAGTCGGCGAAGCGTTCCTCGAACTCTGCCCGCAATGGAGCCATAGCCCGGTCGATCCGAATATCGAAGGCGGCTTTCCGGAAGTGCGCGGCCATGGCCTCGTCAGGCGGGACAATCTTGCCGACGCCGTATTCTGTCAGCTTGCCTTCGATGAAGTCGATCAACTGCCGGGGCGTCATGGCGTCGATCTCGACACGGCGCTGGCGATCGACAAGCATGGTGATTTCGGCCGGTGTAGCGCCGTATCGGATCAGGCGATCGCGTAGCTTCTGGACATCGGTCTTCTGGTCCAGCTTGAACGGTTCGGACTCGAGGCCAAGCGTTTCGGCGTCGACGAGCCGAACGCCCATATCGACAATATCCAGGTCGTTTCGAAATTCGTATCGGCCGTTTGAATTGGCCAGCGTGTGAGCGATGTTGAGCCCGGTGATGTCCAGATCGTGGAGCACGAAAACCTTGACGCCGTAGTCGGCCAGCGTGTCCAGCAAGCGGCGTATCGAGGTGTTCGGCAGGCCCTTGGTAGACGCGAAGGCCACGTCGAACCGTTCTGCTATCCGAGCCTTGCGGATCAGTTCGGTGTAGCCTTCCTTCTCGACGAAGATGACCGCGCCGAACCGGAACGCTGGATTGGCGGCGTCGACCAGGCGGCCGGCGTCGTGCTCGATCTCGAATGATCCGACTACCGGGTCAAATCGAGGGAGATCGGCGTCCATGGCCTCAATGAAGCGGTCGACGGCCAGCGTTCCGAGACCGAAGGCTCTTCCGCCCGGTTCGGTGAAATGCCCGCGATCGTCATAGAGGATCGACCAGTCCGAAGTGAGATCGGGATTGTCGTCGATGAAGTCCTGCAATGCGGCATTGAAGGTCGCATAGTTCAATTCGTTGCGGCCAGTGAGGCGCAGAATTTCGGGGCGGCAGCGATACATCAGCATGCGCGGCGGCGCGCCGATGCCAGCGGCAGCAACGGCGTTGTAGGTGTCCTCTATCAGCAGATAGACGGCGTCCTTCACCGTCAGGAACTTGCTCTTGGCGGCAGCCGCCACCTTGCCTGACGGCGGCACATAGGCGCGTGGCAGCGCAGCCGCGATGGCATCGAGGATGGCGACACGAAACGCGCCGATGTCGACGGCTTTCCCGTCGCTGACAAGCGGCAGTTCCGGAACAGTGATCGCCAGATCGATCTTGAAATTGCAGGGCGCCTTCAGGGTGTCGCCGAGACGGAAGCGCCATCCGCCGAGCCACAGAAGGAATTCCTTCGCGCCGGCCGACACATGGCCAGAGCCGGCCTGCATGATCGCCGGTGTGCGATTTGCGAACAGAGTGCCGATGGAAACCGTCCCGTCGGTCTTCCTGTCCTTGACCGGCGAGCCCTCGATCCAGCATTCGACGATGGCAGGCACTACAGCGCCGCCTAGCGTGATCGTGGCGTCCTGATAGGCATAGGCACCGGCGCGCGCGCCACGCCCCATGCGGCGAAGCTCACGCTGCCCTTTCTGTCCGGCCAGGATGATGCGGGTGATCCTGCCGAGCAAGGCCTCGTCGAGTAGGATGTCGGCTGTATTCGTGCGCAGCGCGACGGCCTTGATCTCGGCAAGCGCATCGTCTGTCAAATCGAAGGCCTTGGCGAAGTCCAGCACGGATGTTTCGGCCGGGGCGTCCCTTACAAGCTCGCGGACGGCGGGAGCGTCGAACCATGCCGGGACGGCCTTACTGCCACCGTAGGCGCTACCGGACGCCGACTGACAGAGTTCGGAATAGCGGACGATCTCGGAAGGCTTGATCTCGATCTCCGCCCCGAAGGTGAGCCCGATCCGTGTTCCTTCCTGGATCTCCGATGCGAACCGCCGCTGGACTTTTGTCGAGCCGTCCATGGCGACATTCAACACCATGCCGACGCCACGGGATTCAACGGTCAGAAATCCGCCCGAGACATGCGCAACGCCCATGACAACGCGAACGCCGTTGCCGAGCGCGCCGCGCCTGGCCAGGCGCCAACGCTTCGATGACAGCGACGGCCGCCGGATATTGAAGATTGCGGTTGCCTGATCTTCGGAAAGGCCAGCGCCTCGATCGCAGACGACAAGCGTCCGATCGGCGAAGCTGACATCGACGCCCTTGGGAGAGGCATCGAACCCGTTGTCGATCAGTTCCTTAGCGGCGACCAGGGCAAGGTCGCCTGCCGTGCAGCCGGCGCGACGGCAAAGCGTCTGCACCTGCACAAAATCGACCCATGACTCTCGGAAGGTTTCAAGCATCGGCGCCGCCGCGAACTTGGCCAAATCGGCTTTTTGGCCTCTTTGCCGCGGCTGTTGTGCTTGCTCCGCTGATGGCTGGTTTTCGACTGCATTCGCGATTTGCGGCGTTTCGGCTCGCTTCCGCCAGCGCCTCGCAGGCCTGTTTCGCCGACAGTCCGAACATGCTGCGCAGCGCCGGGACTATCGGACGCGGGCATTCGTCCCGGTGCTCGCCATACCAGCGCGCGGCGACTGACACGGCTTCGCTGGTCTCGTGTTCGGGCGGGCTAAGCTCCATCCGGGGGTCACCGGCCGTAGCCGAGAACGTGCAGCTTCTGCAGTTCCTTGGCCACGTCCTTCAGGTCGAGCTGGTAGCGGTCACCGGCGATCAGCGTGTTGTTCTCCGCGTTGACGAGCATGTAGCCGCCGTCGCGGGTCCGGATGTCGAAGCCGCTGTCTCGTGCCAGCTTGCGCAGACGCCGTTCCACATTGATCTCGCTCATGCGGCGATTCCGTCACGCTGAGCGATCTTGCCGGTGAGGAACGCTTCGACATCAGCTTCAGGCCAGCCGACCCGCCGCGTGGTGAGTTGGACGGGCTTGGGAAAGCGGCCTTCCGAGATTTCGGTATAGAGGGTCCGGCGTGACAGGCCGGTTCGATCAAGCACCTGATCGATGGGAAGAATGCGGGTCGACATACTGCGAAACCGCCAATGCGATAGTGCGCATTAGAGTGTAGCAGTGTCACCAAAAATAGGAATTTGTTCTGCGCGAAATCCGGAAAAAAGTTTACCCTACCCTGCCGCCCCAGTCAGGGAAGATGTAGGCCAGCTCCGGGCGTTTGCCTTCCGCCCATAGGCGTTTTACGTCGGCGACTTCCTTCCGAAGCACTTGATCGTCAATGACGTGCGTCTTCAGTCGGGCGGCCTTCAGGATCGGCGGGAGGGCCACACTGAGGAAGTCGACGGCCGGGCTGGCTTGCCGGTTGCCGAACCGATCTTTGGTGGCGTGCGCCGTCGGCTCGCCTCCAGTGATCCGTCTGAAAGCAGCGAGCAGATCGGCGATCAGCACGAAGCGCGGGTATTCAGTTCTGCGCTTGATGTCCTCTTCGGCCTTCTCGTCGGGCTCCGGTGCGAGGTCGCGATGCAGACGGAAGGTTGCGAAGAGCCGGAGCATCATCAGAACCTCTTGGGTTCGGCTCCAATGTTCGAAACGGGAACGATCGTCGCCGCGGGTGCGGGAAACCTTCTCCAGGAAGCGGAACGGGTCGGCGATCGTGCCGTCGACTTCCTGATAGGCGGTGAGCAACTGCATCAGGGCCTCGGCGTGCGACTCGATCAGTTGCAGATAGCGCCGTTGGCTCGCTTTACCGGCGGGCTTCACCTTGTTGCGAAGGAAGCGGTTCGCGCACCCCTCTAGCGTCATGGTCAGCGCCGCCTCGGGTGTGGCGACAAGTTCGATGCCACCCTGCCGATATTGTTCCATCCACTCGTCGCAAGGCGGACAAATGCCGAGCAGCCTGTCCCGAGTCTCGTCGTCGAAATGGAACTGGATTGCCAGGCGGTCGGCGAGGGGATCGGCTGGGAGCGTTGCCCCCGGTGTGCCCCCAATGGTGAGGCCGTTCTTGGCCATCCGCCTCAACCCCTTGGGAAATATGGCGCGCCCGAAGAGATTCGAACTCCTGACCCCCAGATTCGTAGTCTGGTGCTCTATCCAGCTGAGCTACGGGCGCGCTTGCTGGCTTGACTTGCAAGCCGCAGTTTCCAGCCTCTCGGCCGGAGAGCCGCGTAACTAAACGCTCGATGACAGGATTGCAAGCGCGGCCTGAGGAAAAATTCGGACACGGCCGGCAGGCGCGCGCGGAGGACGTTTCCGCCCCCGGGAATCCCCACCCCCCGCCTCAGGCCGGACGCCGCAGCGCGTTGCGGGCTTCCTCGATCAGGACCGGCTGGTCGGGCACGGAAATGGCGAAGACCGTGCGGCCGCCGCGGGTCTCGACCAGCTCGAGCGTGCCCCCATGCGCCCGGACCAGTTCGTGGGCGATGGCGAGGCCCAGCCCCGTTCCGCCGCTGCGAGCCGAGCCGCGGAAGGCGGCGAAGAGGTTTTCCTGTGCCTTCGGCGGCATGCCGGGACCGGTGTCGACGACGAGGATGCGGCTGACCGATCCCTGCCGCTCCGCGGAAATCGTCAGGCGGCGCACCAGCGCCGGATCGATGTCTCCGCTCATCGCCTGCACGGCATTGCGGCACAGGTTGATCAGGATGCGGAACATCTGCTCCGCGTCGGCGTCGACCTCGAAGGCATGGTCGATCTGGTTGTCGAATTCGATCGCCGCGGCCGGGTCGATGCCGAGCAGACCCTCGATTTCCTCGACCAGCTGGCGCAGCCTCAGCCGGCGGCGCGAGGGCGGCGGCTCCTGCGCCCGGCCGTAGGCGAGGACGCTTTCGGTGTAGCCGATCGCGCGGTCGAGCGTGCGCACCAGCTTCGGAGCGAAGGCCTGCACCGCCGGGTCGCGCATCGATTGCAGCCGGTCCGACATGATCTGGGCCGACGCGAGGATGTTGCGCAGGTCGTGGTTGATCTTGGAAATCGCCAGACCGAGATTGGCGAGGTGCGCCTGCTCGGCCAGCGTCCGCTGCAGCCGTTCCTGGACGCCGGCGAGCTCTCGCGTCGCGACCCCGAGTTCGTCGGAGCGATCCGGCGGGCGGATGATGCGCGCCGGGTCGTCCGGGGCCTCGGCGAAGGCGATCATCGACTTGCGCAGCGCCACGATCGGCCGGAGCATGATGTGGTTGATCGCGCCGAACACCAGGCCCGCGGTGATGAAGGCGATGACCAGAGACAGCAGCGCGACGTTGCGCGCATAGACGAGCATCGCCATCCGCAGCGACTTGTCGGGAACGATCAGCTCGAATTCCTTGTCGCTTTCGCCGACCTTGCCGAAGACGCGCAGGATGCGATCCCCGCCGTAGACCATCGTGTCCAGCGCGCCCGCGATCGCATCGAGCGGACCCACGGCGGAGGGCTGGATGTGCTCGTTGACCTCCGGCGGCATTTCCGAGACGACGAGGAGGCGGGAATCCCCTCCGGAGCGCACGGCCACCGCCTTGGCGCCGAGCGCCATCAGCACGTCGTCCTGGACGTTCTGCGGCACGGTCGACGGATCGGTGCCGAGCAGGACCAGCGTCGCGGCGGCCGCCGTGTTCAGCTTCTCCTCCAGCCATTCGAGGCGGAAGTTGGCGATCGAGGGGATGAAGATCAGCACTTCGGCGATCAGCACCGAGCCGATGGTCAGCATCAGCAGCTTGGTCGACAGCCGCTTCGGCCACGGCACGCGGATGTCCGACGGCGTCGCCTGCCTCGCTCCCTGGCTGTCTTCCATGGCCATGCTGCCAATCCCCGCCGGCCCATCCCGGCGCCGCGCCGGTCGGACGACCTTGGCAGCGACTGACCGGGCAATGCGTTCGATCCGCGACGTCCTCCGTCGCGGGCGCCTTCAGCCGAACCGACGCAGGAACCGTATCAGTCCCCGCACGAACGGTCTTCGGGTCGCCCCCGAAAAATAGGTGATGGCGGCGCGTTTGCCAATTTCGCCGATCGTGGGATAGGGCGGCAGCCATCCGGCAAGATCGCGGACGCCCATCCCCTTCGAGATCGCCAGCGCATGGAGGCCGATCATTTCCCCGGCGTTCGGCGCTGCGATCGAGACGCCCAGCAGCCGGCCGCGGCGGTCGGTCACCAGCTTCGCCAGGCCCTCGCCGGCACGCTCGGCCTGGGCGCGGTCGTTTTCGGACAGCGCCCAGCGCAGCACGCGCACGCCGCGATGCCGTTTCATCGCCTCAGCCTCGGTCATTCCGACATGGGCCAGTTCGGGATCCGCATAGGTGACCCGCGGTACCAGCGAGGCGTCGAACTTCGCCGGCAGCCGGAACAGCAGCGGCCGCAGCACCAGCGCCGCCTGCTGGCCGGCGACGTGGGTGAACTGCGGCGCTCCGGTCACGTCGCCGACCGCGTAGACGCGCCGGTTGGTCGTGCGCAGCTTGGCGGTGACGTCGATGCCCGCCGCCGAATGGCGGATCCGCCCCTTCGCCAGATCGAGCCCTTCCACCGTGGGCGCGCGCCCCGCGGCAACGAGCAGGTGCGTGCCGTCGATCGTCCGCGGGCCGCCCGCTCCCTCGACGTGGACGCGCACGCCGGTCTTGCCGCGCAGTTCGACCGAGGCGACCCTGGTGCCCTCGCGCAGGTCGACGCCTTCGCGCCGCAGCGCGCGGGTGACGAAGCCGGCGAGTTCGGGATCCTCGCGGCCGAGCGCGTTGCCCGCCTCGATCACCGTCACCTTGGAGCCCAGCCGGCGATAGGCCTGGGCGAGCTCGATGCCGATCGCTCCGCCGCCGATGACGACGAGATGGCCGGGCCGGCGGGTCAGGCCGAAGATGGTCTCGTTGGTGAGATAGGGAACATCCTCCAGGCCGGGGATCGGCGGCACCAGCGGCCGCGAGCCGGTGGCGACGACGAAGCGGCGGGCGCGGATCTCGTATTCGCCCGCGACCACGGCACTTCGGCTGACGAAGCGCGCCTCCGCCTCGATCACGGTGACGCCGAGTGCAGTGAACCGCTCGACCGAGTCGTTGGGCGCGATCGCCTCGATGACGCCGTGGACATGGCCGTGTACGCGCCTGAAGTCGACATCCGGTTCCACCGCGCCGATGCCGAACGTCTCGGCGCCGCGCATCGCCTGTGCCCGCTTTCCGGCGGCGATCAGGGCCTTCGATGGGACGCAGCCGAAATTGAGGCAGTCGCCGCCCATCCGGGATTTCTCGACCAGCACCACCGGCACGCCGAACGCGGCGGCTGCGGCCGCGACCGACAGCCCGCCGGAGCCGGCCCCGATCACGCATATGTCGGGCCTCAAGACCTTCGTCATCCAGGGGATTCCTGGGAGACGCGACGCTCAGGGGCGACGCAGTCTCCTCACGATGGTGGGAACGAGCGCAACGAGCGCGAGCGCGGCGAATGCAATGGTGATCTCGGGCGTGAGCAGGTCCTTCAGCGAAGGCTCGAGGCCCGACGCCCGCGCGGCGTCGAGAACGCTCTCCAGCCCCTCCCCGAGATAGGCATATGCGAAGGTGCCGGGGAGGATGCCGAGGATGGTGGCGGTCACATAGGTCCTCAGGGGCACGTTGAAGAGCGCCGGCGCGATGTTGACGACGAAGAACGGGAAGATCGGGGCGAGGCGCAGGGCGAGGAGATAGCCGAATGCGTTCTTCTCGAAGCCGTCGGCGAGCCTTGCCGCCTTGCCGCCGACGCGCGCCCGCAGCATGTCGCCGAAGGCCGAGCGCGCCGCCATGAACAGCAGCGTCGCGCCGGCTGTCGCCGCCACCACGACCGTCACCGCGCCGGCGAACCAGCCGAACAGGAAGCCGCCGAAGACGGTGAGGATCGAGGCTGCGGGGAAGGAGAAGGCGACCGCCAGCACATAGACCGCGGCGAAGCAGACCAGCGACAGGGTGAAGTTGCGCGCCACGTAGTCCGAGAGCACCTCATGGCTGGCGGCGAGGTAGCCGAGCGAGAGATAGCGCTGCCAGCCGAGCGCGTAGCCCACGGCAAGGCCTCCCGCTATGACGACGAGCGGTGCGAAGCGCACGGCGGTGCCGCTGCGACGGTTGGCGACTGACGCGATCATGTCCCCCTCTCCCCAGAAGGAGGAGTCGACAATGCTCCGTTCTCCGTCGCGATGGAAGCGGAAAAGCCCATGCCCTGGTTGCCCATG